AAAACTAGAGGTTTATATAAGGCCGGTGATCCTATGGTTCAATATGTTAAACTACAAGAAGAAGCTGGTGAGTTGGCTAAAGCTTTATTAAAAGATGATCAACCAGAAGTTATAGATGCTATAGGTGATATAGTTGTAGTATTAACTAACTTAGCTCATCAACGAGGTGTTTATATAGAAGAATGTATACAAACAGCTTATGAAGTTATAAACAAAAGAACAGGTAAAATGATTAACGGAACATTTGTAAAAGATGAAGATTAAAACACAAGATAAAATAGTTCAACAAGTCTTAAGAAAGATGGACGAACGAAGCCTTATAGGCCAGAAAAAATACGGAGCTACAATGATGCAAGAGATTGAAGGTCAAGAAAAAGATCTTAATCGTTTCTTAATTGATGTGCAAGAAGAATTAATGGATGCGTTGTTGTATATTGAAGCAGCTAAACGTTGCTTGCAAGATGAAATAGAAGAATCAATGCTTAAAAAAATAAATGATAATTATAGCTTTGAGTCTTCTTACAATATAGACGTAAAAAATGAAGAAATCTTATAATCGAAAAAAACGCGGTCCTGTTAGAGCAAAGAAAACCATGTATGATGGTATTAAATTTGCATCTGGATTAGAGGTATACATGTATAAAGCTTTGAAAGAAGCTAGAATCGTAGCTGAGTATGAGCCCACAAGCTATACTCTGCTTAACGGTTTTGATTTAGAAGGTGTATGCTTTGAAAAACAAGCTAATGGCAAAGGTGAATATAAAGATAGAGGTTGCAAAAAGATTTTACCTATAAAATACAAACCAGATTTTGTAGGTAGAGATTTTGTAATTGAATGTAAAGGTAGAGCTAACGAATCGTTTCCACTTAGATGGAAATTATTTAAAGCATGGATCTCTCTTCATTCACCTGGCATTGCGTTATTTAAACCTCAGAATCAAAAAGACTGTGATGAAACAATTACACATATAGAGACTATGAGGAAAAACCTTAGAACAAATGCAAAGAAAAAACAAACTAGCCTCTAAACATATAGCTAGAACTAAATATAAGGAACGTAAGATCGATACTTATATTAAATGGACAGTTAATAAAAGAGGTTATCTAAAATGGAAGGATCTAATAGAGATCCATAATAAATATAATATAAAATGCTATGGGTAAATCAAAACAATGGGAGTTATCAGCTGGAATGTTTCCAGGATTACTCTTTGGAATGAGAAGTTATGAAGACGGTGATTTTCAAGTAGATCACGTTTTATATTTAGGAATATTTGATATATGTTTAACCTTATACTATGAAGAATAATATGAATGTACCACTATTTACAGAAAGAATACCGTATAAACCTTTTGAGTACCCTGAGTATTATACAGAAGGTTGGTTAAAACAAGCGCAAGCATTTTGGTTACACACTGAAATACCTATGTCAGGTGATTTAAAAGACTGGAACGAAAAGCTAGATGATAAAGAAAAAAACTTAGTAGGTAATATCTTACTAGGTTTTGCTCAAACAGAATGTGCTGTGTCAGATTACTGGACACAAAAAGTTGTTGGTTGGTTTCCTAAACATGAAATACAGCAAATGGCTATGATGTTTGGAAGTCAAGAAACTATACACGCTGTAGCATACAGTTATTTAAATGAAACGTTAGGTCTTGAAGACTATGAAGCTTTCTTACACGAGCCTGCAACTGCTGAAAGATTTGATAATCTTGTTGCTTATGAAGGTAGTGATCCTGTAGGAATAGGTAAATCATTAGCTACGTTTTCTGCGTTTGCAGAAGGTGTTAGTTTATATTCAGCTTTTGCTGTGTTATATAGTTTTCAAATGCGTAACTTATTAAAAGGTATTGGCCAACAAATGAAATGGTCTGTAAGAGATGAATCATTACATAGCAAAATGGGTTGTCAATTATTTAGACATATGTGTTCTCAAATACCTGGTTTAAAAGAAGAATGTAAAGAGCATATATATGATGCAGCGTTAACCATGCATAATGCAGAAATGACTTACATAAGTAAGTTATTTGAAATGGGTGATATTGAAGGTATAACTGAATATGACCTTAAACATTTTATTAAAAAACGTACAGGTGATAAAATTAAAGAACTGGGCTATAAAGCAGAAGGAAAATTTAAGTTTGAATATGACCAAAAGTCAATTGACAAAATGGCTTGGTTCGACCATCTTACTGGGGGTCACACTCACACTGATTTTTTCGCTATTAGGCCGACTGACTATAGTAAAGCAAATGAAGGCGAAGATTTTGAAGATGTTTGGTAATAATAAAATTAAATGATATGAAAGAAAACGAATTAATATTAATGAAGAAAAAAATTGAGCAGTTAACTAATGTAGTTAATGGTTTAATACAAAAGCTTCAACAAGTAGATTCAATGGCTAAAGGTACATTAACATCTTTTCAATTACATATTGGTGAAGACACGTGGAAAGAGTTAGTTGATAAACTACAAGAGATACAAAAACCTAAAGAACAAGAAAAGAAATTTGAAACAGATGTGGAATAAAGACTGGAAAAAAGGAGAGGATTACCCTTCGTGGGGTGATACAGATGTTTACAAAAAAACAATAGGTGGCGGTTATCTTTTAAAAGGTGAAACACCTAGAGATGCTTACAATAGAGTTTGTAATACAGTTGCAAGACGTTTAGAACGTCCTGAGATGGCTGAAAAGTTTTTTGAATATATATGGAATGGTTGGTTGTGTTTAGCCTCTCCTGTGTTATCTAATACAGGTACAGACAGAGGTTTACCGATCAGTTGTTTTGGTATAGATGTTGCTGACAGTATATATGATATTGGAAGTAAAAATTTAGAGATGATGCTACTCGCAAAGCACGGCGGTGGAGTAGGAATCGGGATTAATCAAATCAGACCCGCTAGTGCAAAAATTAAAGGAAATGGAACAAGTGACGGAGTTGTGCCTTTTTGTAAAATATACGATTCAACAATATTGGCCACTAATCAAGGGTCTGTCCGACGAGGAGCTGCATCAGTTAACCTTAATATTGAACATCCCGACTTTGAAGAATGGCTTGAAATTAGAGAACCTAAAGGAGACGTTAATCGTCAATCGCTCAACCTCCACCAGTGTGCTGTGGTCGGCGACAAGTTCATGCGAAGAGTTGAAAGCGGAGATACTGAAGCTAGAAAGAAATGGGGAAAGCTATTACAAAAGCGTAAAGCAACTGGAGAACCTTATATCTTATTTAAGGGAAATACAAACAAGAATAACCCAACAGCTTACAAAAAGCACGGGTTAAAAGTACATATGACTAATATATGTAGTGAAATAACATTACATACAGATGAGTCACATAGTTTTGTTTGTTGTTTATCTAGTTTAAACTTAGCTAGATACGATGAATGGAAAGGAACTAATTTAATACATGATTCTATATGGTTTTTAGATGGTGTATTAGAAGAGTTTATACAGAGATCCAAAGGTAAAGTTGGGTTTCATAATTCTGTAAGATCTGCTGAAAAAGGTAGAGCTTTAGGATTAGGCGTTTTAGGTTGGCACACGTACTTACAAGAAAAGGGCCTACCATTTGAAGGATTATTAGCACAATATGAAACTAGAAAAATATTTTCACAAATTAAAATTGAGTCTGAACGAGCCTCTATGGCCCTTGCTGAAGAGTTTGGGGAACCTTTGTGGTGTGTCGGTACTGGCATGCGCAATACTCACCTTAGGGCTATTGCTCCTACCGTTAGTAACAGTAAGCTTAGTGGTAATGTATCTCCTGGCATCGAGCCTTGGGCTGCTAATGTATTTACTGAGCAAAGCGCTAAAGGTACTTTCATTCGTAAAAACCCCACATTGGTTAAGCTCCTTCGCAAGCTTAAAATCAATAATGAAACTACTTGGTCTAAAATCTTAAAAGACGGAGGATCAGTACAAGGTTTAAAAGAGTTGAAAGACGTAATGACTGGACCATATAATGATATACCAGTTAAAGATGTATTTAAAACATTTAAAGAGATTAATCAATTAGAATTAATTAATCAAGCAGGTATAAGGCAACAGTATATAGATCAAAGCGTAAGTTTAAACTTAGCTTTTCCTAGTGTTGCTACACCTAAGTGGATTAATAAAGTACATTTTGAAGCTTGGAAGAAAGGTATTAAAACCTTATATTACACTAGAACTGAGTCAGTGTTACGTGGAGATATTGCTGAACAAGCAATGGATGAAGGCTGTCTTAGTTGTGACGGATAATCAACGTTCGTTGGATTGATCACCAACGGAGGAAATGAGTGGTTGGTGGGAGTTGATTATATAAAAAAAGGGGGCTATTTTCATAGCTCCCTTTCTTGTTACAGGAATGTTTGGGTATGGTGCCCATTTTATTATTCCTTACTGTTTGGAAATAACTATTAGCTCTGCGTGAGCGTAGATACTACCACTTTTTTTTGCCCAATCAAAAGCATTAAAACCTTCATCACAAAAGTTTGTATACATTTGAGCGCCTCTTATACATAGCAAATAAACAATATTAGGTTGATCTGCTATAACCGCATGTATTAATAGTGGCTTACCATCTATTTTTTCCCATGCAGCAATTTGATTTACTACTAATATAGTGTTTACTTTGTCGTAATTTCCATCATTAATAGCGTTTAAGAGTTCAGTTTCAATATCATTAGACATATTGAAAAATAACAAGAAAGATAAAATTAAGTTCATTGATAATAATTAATGTGTTACATTATTATAATCACTTGATTCCCTGTTATTTACACCCTTAAAATCACTTTTACAAATGTCTTAATTTGTTGATCTTCTTCTTACGGGTATCGCAGAGTCACGGGCTATAATTTTATCAATTACAGACTGAACATCATCTTTTGTTATCTTTAATTTTAATGCGATTCCACCACTCCAAATCATTTTTGTTTTATTATCTTCACCTATTATTAAAATAGTAGGAACTGATTTAATTTGTTGCTTTAAAGATGGTGCTAAGTCTTCTAAAAATGTATATTGAACTTGAGCATTTTGTATCCCTTGCAAATCTAAATTATGTCTTGTGTTCCAAGAAGAATTAATATGTAAAACTTTTAGTTGTGCGTTTGAAAAGTAACCACATAGTAAAGTAAATATAATTAAAAGCTTTTTCATTTTATTTATTGTTTATAATTGTGAACAGTTTATCATCTATCTTATCTAGCTTTTCACTATTGTCTTGAACTTTTTCATCAATGTCCATGATAGTGGATCTTACTAGCTCATCTTTAAGATCATATTCTGTTCTACTTACCTCTGGTTTAGGTAGTTCTTTTGCAAGATCAATATCTTTTTGCAAAGTAAAGTACATAGCAGCTAAACTAACTGCACCTGCAACTAGCATCCCAATTGTTTTTAAATCTAATTGTACTTCTGTGTTTTCTGAAATTTTTTGAGCCATTTAATTTTTTATTTTCAGTTTAGAGTTGTTGACATCCAGTCTTGATATATCTTTAGATTCAGCTTTACCCTTACTATTGTTATTATTATTGTTATTATTATTATTATTTGATGATCTACTTGATCCGTTTCCAGGGGCATATATAGGTCTATTGTTATAGTAGCTTGGTCGATAATAATTATTATACCAACCACCATAATATCTATTAGGATATGATATAACGTTGTAGTAAACGTTTGGTTTAATCATATTAATAGGTAATCTTAACGTATCACCTTGTTCTGTGACTGCTAAAACATGCGTAATTTGTATTTTAGGTTTGGTGTTGTAGGTTCCGCAACTAATGACAGAAGCAACTACCGCAATAAGGACAATTTTCCATAATTTCATGATTTTTTAATTGATCTAATTTCTTTTCTTTTGTTTTTTCTAACTCTTTTATTTATTTTTCTATAAGCTTTATTATTTGTTTCTGTAATTTTGCCTTCATTAAATAACTGATCTGTAGCTTCTTCTCTTCTTTTTTGCTCATCTGTAGAATCAGGTGTTCCACCAAATCTCGATTTTTTACCTTGATTAAAAGGTGAGCTTTTCATTTTAAATGCCATAATTATTTGTTTGTTAATTCAATTATTTTATCAACTCTTTCTTTTTCAAGTTTTAACTCTCTAATTTGTTTTTTAGTTAAACCTAATTTTAACAAAGATTCAATTTGAGAGTTTTTATTAGTTCCAACTAAAGAGTCTCTTTGTTTTATAGTTTTTATTTGCTCTTCTGTTTTACCTAAGTATTTTCTTTCTTCTTCTTGTTTTCTAAGTTTTTCTTTTTCCTCTTCTTTAGCTTTCTTTTTTTCTTCTTTTTTTCTATCTTTAATATCAACTCTTAATTCATCCATCTCTTCATTTGAAGCTCCTACATCCCAAGTTCTCCAACCCATAAGTAAAGCTAATCTTTGAAATGCAGAATTTTTCTCATCAAGCGCTTCAACTAAACTATTTATTTCTGTTATAGTTCTTTCAAGTGGAACGTTAGTTACACCTTCAACTAAAGATCCAGTTACACTATAAGCAGGGCTTAGGTTTACTTTACCATCATAAGTTACATCAAAACCTCTTTCAGCTATAATATCTTTATTAAATTCTTTAGTTTGTATAGAGTTATATATTTTTCTTAATTTAGATCCTATAGGAGGAGATAAATTTATAATTTCAAGTAAAGTTTTTGCGTGATCCTTTTGAAAAGCATCTTTACCTTCTTCTTCCATGTATTTCATTACAGTATTCTTAGCATTAGAGCCAATCGCGCCATATATACCATAACCTCTAGCTACAGAGTCAAACATATTGTTTACTATTCTAGTAATTTTTTTATTTCTTTTAGCTTGTTGTTCTTCTGTTAACGGTTGATCAGAATCATCACCGTCAAATCCATTTATTTCTGAAAACAAAGCGTTTTGTAATGAAGCAAATGCCATATTCTGTACAACACCATAGTAAGCTATTTTACTTACGTTAGTTTTAAAATCACCTCTGTTGTTAGCTAAATCTCTAGCAGACTTACTTATCATACGAGTATACTGCATTGGTGTATTTTGAAATGCTAAAACTAATCTACCTAATGTACTTGATTGTTGTTGTGAAATAAGAGAAGCATCTGCTGACTGTTGCGTCTCTTCAGATATTCTTGAAAAATCTTCCCAAGCTTTTTTCTCAGCTTCTTTTAGTTCAAATCCTTCTTTTAAATAAGTGTTTGTTCTATTTCTATACATAGAAGCGCCACCTGATGCAATAGCAAAACTATCAGCAAGTTGTGTTGGTGTAAAACCAAGTTTTAATAAATAAGATAAAGCAGCAGCAGGTTTATTTGTACTACCTTTTATAGCTTTAGCTATTTCAGCTGAATTTAAATCACTACCTAAACCAGCTCTTCTAGCTTTAAGCTTATCAGAATTCCATATTGTAGTAAAATCTGTAGTCCATTGTTTTATGTTACCAAACGCTTGAGCAGCTTTTAAAGGGTTATTATCACCCCAGTTTATAAAGTTAACTGACGATAATGTTTGTAAAACTGCTGATCTTCTGTTAAAAAACATAATAGCACCAATTGAATTATTTGTCCAGTTCATGAAAGCATTTTCAGTAGCTGTACCTCCACCAGGTCTATTGCTTCCACTTTTCATTCTTCTTATAGAACTTTCTAAAGAAGATCTATATGCTGGCCCGTAAGCTGCTTCTAGTTTGTTTAAATTAGCTTCAGAAAATATAGCATCAACATTATTTGTAAACTCACCTATATAACCTTTACGAGCTCTATCAACCTGATTTACTAAAACATCATAACTTAAATTTCTAACGTCCCAGTGTGCTCCAGGCTCTGTCCATTTGTTGTTTTTAGTAATTTTTAATAACGAATCAGCAAAAGCTTGTAACTCTGGATTATTAGTTATAGTTTCAATTAGTTGTGTTTTTTGCTCTTTACTTATACCGGGTATTTCATAACCACTTTTATTCCAAAGATAAGATCTTACAGCTTGATCATATGTAAAACTAGAGTTTTCTATTTTTTTAGTTAAACCATCTCCTTTGCCAGGTAATTTACCAACGATGTCGTTTATTTTAGATTGCTTTAAAGTATTAGCATAGTCTCTTTTTAAAGTTATCTTATATTGTTCTGTTTTTGCAACACCTCTATTGTAAGGTGTTACTAAATTGTCTTTAAAAAACGCTTGATCTGCTTCACCACTTTTACCTTTACCAGCTAATATAGAATATGTCAAACCACCAAAATCTTCAGCTCCGTAAAACATATTCATAAAGCGTCCTTTACTTGCACCTTCTTTTTTACCTTGTACTCTACTTACTTTTAAATTAGCATCTATACCTTTTGTTCTAAACAATATATCATTTAAACCCTTACTTAGTTTTAAGTTATGTTGTTTTTTAGAATAAGAACCTATAATTTCACCTTTTGAATTTCTTTCAAAAATCAAACCATTTTCAGGTTTTGGCATAATTATATTTTTATTACCTTTAGTATCTAATTTTATTAAATTATTTACAATTTTTGTTTTTAATTTATTTTGTATTTTTTGAGCTACAGTTCCACCATAAGGATTTAAAAGATCTATTGCGTTTCCAGCTGCACCTTCTCTATATCCATAAGTTGCCATATCTGCATCTAAAGAACCAGACACAGTTCTTCCATCAGCATCTTTTTCAAACCTCATTTGCTCACTTATTATAGATTGAGTAGCATCTTTAGATAATTTTTCTATTAATTCTTTTTTAGCTTCTAAAGTTCTATCGCTTTTTAGTATTTCAAGAAAAGATTTACTAAAATTAAATAATTCTTTATTATGTTCAAAGTGTAATTTTTTATTAGTTATTTCACCTTTTTTATTAACAGATCCTTTTGCTTCTAAAAGAATAGAAGTTATAGGAAACAAACCTTTTATACCAGAATTGTGATTTGTCTGTAATTTTAACATGTTGGTAATATCTTCAAAAGTTCTAGTTTTATTAGAGCTTTTTTCATACATATTTAAAAAACCTTCTAAAGTTGAATTAACAGCTTTAGTATTGTTAGCAACCATTGTTTCAAAATACTCAACACCTTTTCCTTTAGGTATTAAAAGCTTTACCATTTTATCTCTTAACTCTTTAGGCGTATACTTGTCTTTATCCTTTATTAGTTCTTCAAATTTAGTTTTAGTAGTTTGATTATAAGCAACCTGATACACATCAGGTAGTTCAACTGTTCTTTCACCTGTTAATACGTCTTTTCCAAAAGCGTCAATTAACATTTGCTCTCTAGTTCTATCACCTTTAACTAAACCTAATTCTTTTCTTAAGTTTTTTCCAAACCCAACAGTTCCAAGTATATAGTTTTGCTGTGTTTTTGTTAATTCACCCCAAGGTCCAAATTGTTTTATAAAGCTTTTCATCCAACCTTTGGTTCTAACTATATTTTGAGAATTTTTTGTTCCATCAGCATTAAACTCAGGCTTAACTAAATCTTTTTCTGGAGTATATTCTACACCTATTTTGTTTAAATATCTTTTAAAGTTTGTTTGTTCTTTTAAAACGTTAGCAACTTCAGCATAATACTCTGGACTACCTTTTTTTAGTTCTGTTTCTAACAGAGGCAACATTTCCTCTATTTTTTTAACATTTAAACTATTTATATAAGCTACAAAATCATTACCAGGTAGTGATTCATTAAATAGTTTTTGAAAATCTTTACCTTGTTTATTAAATATTTCAGCAAACTTGGTCATGTCTATAAGACCATCTTTACCGGTTATACCTTGTATATCTGCATTAAACTTAGTAAAATCTTTTTTAGAATATAACAAGTTTTGAGTATTTTTATAAACTCTAGAAACCTTATCACCTACAAAATTTACAATAGCATCTGTTGCCATTTTTATTTTTTGTTCAGGTGTAGCGTTTGGAAATAAATCTTCTGTTCTTGCAGGTTCTATAACTTTACCATTAACATCTAATACAGGTGGTATAACAATTTTTTGATCTACCATTGTTGAAAGCATTGCTTCCATACCAAGTTCACCTGTTATTTCATTTACTAATGAATTTTTTCTACCTCTTGCACCTGAAGCTATATCTTTTCCTTGTATCCAATTCAAGTATTCTTGCGTAGGCACACCATCTTTTATAAAATCACTTAATGGTCTTTTCTTATATTTCAAAGGTCCTGAACCACTTTTATCTAGTGCTATACCTAATTTATTAGCTTCTTCTACACTATATCTAGCTTGTTCTCCATTTTCTTTCAACACTGGCTCTAAAAATATATCATAACCTTTACCACCACCTTTTAAAGAGTTTGACATTCTTGATAAAGAAATACCACTATGAACTAATTCTACACCACTAGTTGTTGACAGACCATTTTTACCAAGTTCATTTATTTTATTTAAAACTATTTTTCTAATTTTAGTTCCATCACCTGTTTCAGATTTTAAAAACTCTTGTCTTATAGATTGTATATCTTTTCTAGTTAAATTTTCTAAACCTTGAACTGATTCTTTACCAAATACAATTTTAGCTATACTACGTTTTACATTGTCTATTTCAGTAGGTTGTAAATTTAATATTTTTTTAATTGTAGATCTTTGTAAAGCTGGAGCTTCACCTGATATTTCAAAAGTGTTTTGACCATCTAAAACAGAAGCGGCTTCTTTATAGTTTTCTTCTAAATAATCAGGCCCTTTACTTTCTTCATACAATCTTTTATTTGCATCTTTTCTAGAGAATTCAATATTGTTTATAAGCCAAGTGTTTAAAGCAGATTTAGATGGATCGTAATTAATTAATCTTTCACTAAGTCTTTCTCTTATTATTTCTCTTTGTTTTGAATTTAAACCTTCTGGCATTAAAAGATCAAATGATCCATTTCTAATATTTTCTGATATATTAAAATAATCTCTTTTTTGAAAATCAACTACCGTTTCTGTTGTAACCAATGGGTTTATCTGTAAAGATAATTTTGTTTTAGGATCAAATTCTATTTTTTTATACTGAGCTCCTTCTACTTTAGCATTTTTAGCACCAAGTTCTATTGCTTCAAGTAAGTTAGCACTAAACTTATCTGTTTTACCATCATATATAAGACCAAGTTCACCTTGTACTCTTCTAACAAGATTAAGTAAATCTGAAGCATTATTTATTCCTTCTATTTTTCTCGTTTCACCTGGTAAAATAATTTCACCATCAGCAAATTTTTCACTAAATATTGTAAAAAATTCTTCTAATTGTTTACTTTTAGAATCATTTTTATAATTTCTCTTCAAAGCGCTTTCAACTATTTTTCTTTGCTGTTGTGGTATTAGTTCTTTAAATTGTGTAAGAATTCTTTCACCAGAAGATGTTAAATTTCCATTTAAATCTTTTAATTGATTTAAAACTATTTTATGACCAACCTCATGCACTACAATATTTTGAGATTTAGTTTCTCTTATTTTGTTGATATTTATATCTATTTCTCCACTTTTTTGTATAAAAACACCTTCACTAGGTTCGTAGCCTTTATCTTTATAATCTTTCCCAGTAAGTATATTTACTTTAACATTAGCATCTCCAAAAAAAGCAGCTTTTTCTATTGCTCTTGCTTCAGCTAAATCAGAAGCGTTATTTTCTTGCTCTTGAAGTTTTATTTTTAACTCTTCAAGCTTGGCTTTAGCTTTTTCAATCTTAAGATCTCCTGCTATACCATTTTTCTTTCTATTCTCAGGTTTAGATAAAGTTATTATTTCTTCTCCAATTTTTTGAGATTCTTTTAAAACGTTAATAATTTCATTTCTTAATTTTCCACCTTCACCAGTTCTTTGATTACCTACAAAATTAGTTGCAGTATTAGAAATAAACAATGCTTTTTGTTGCATGTCTATTGCAGTATACTTTGCTTTTCTAGGTGAAAGATTTGGATTTTGTTTCATTAAGCTTTTAGCAAGCATTATTGGATCCGTACCTGAAATAAAATCAATATCTTTTGCTTCTAAAGAAAACAAACCATTACCCCCTTGTGTTAATTTCTGTATTACTTTTCCACTTTCTTTTTCTATAGTTCTACTATATGTTTCACTTTTTGCAAAACTATCCATAACAAGACCATATTCTCTAGACACCATTAAATATTCCGATGCTTCAGTTATTTCTTGTATTTTTTTAATTTTTTCTACGTCAGTAAGATTTTTATCTTTTTTAATATTTCCTATAGCTTTTTCTGTAGCACTTTGTATATTTTTTTCTGAATTTAAATCTTTTATCTGTATGTCACTAAAAGCTTTTTTACCATCTACTTCAATAACCGAACCTTTAGATAAATCATTTATAGTTTTTATTCTTTGTTTATTACCACTATTACGATCTATCTTTTTTAAATCAGCATATATAGCTTTAGCTGTAGAAGATTGACCTAAACCAATAGCAGCAAAAGAAACATATAAAGAAAGTAATTTACCTAGCTTAGGTTCTGTAGGATTTTCACCCATTGCGTTAGGTGACATAAAAACCTCTGCAAATGAGTTATATTCGCTTTCTCCCCAAATACCTTCTTTTAAAGCATATTGTGCAGCTTCAGTAAAAGTCATAGCACCAGTACCACCTCCTGCTCCAATTAGTGTATTTACTAATTTTCTTCCACTTTGACTTCCATATATATATTTTACAGCAGGTATTTTATTTGCTAATCTAAGCAAACTACCTTGCACCATTTTTTGTTCCATTAAGGAGTTAGTAGAACCTAATATAAAACCAAATTCGGCAGGCATAGGCTCTTGACCAACAAGAGTTTCTAATATAGTATCAGCAGATCCTAATTTTATCATCTCTTTAATACCTGAAGAACCTTTTCCATCAAGACCAAATACGGTGTTTATTACTGTAGATATTGTTTTAGAATTATTTGGATTAAAAGATTTATTTATATAATTACCTACTTTTCCAACTGAATTAACTATATTTTTAAAACCTTTAATTTTATTTTGACCATACATTGCTGTTATCAATGGAACTAAATCTAAAGTAGTATTATAACTTAATTCAGCAATACTAGTGTATAATCTTTGATCTTGCTTTATTTGATCTACAAAACCCACACCAACATCACCTAAAAGCTTGTTATAAGTTTGAAAAACAACCTTATCATCGTTTTGATTAAGTATATTATAACCAGTAAAATCTTTAAATTTTCTATTAAAACCTTCTAATACAACATTTTCTTCTTCATCTATAGGATTTTCATTTAATAGTAAAGCTCTTGATGATACTAAAAATTCTTTTATTTTTTCATTAAAAGCGTCACCTAGTATAGTTCCATTACCTTCAGAAAAATAATCTAATCTTAAATCTTTTGGTAATATACCAGTTTCAGACATTTTTTTTATAGCTTCTAAACTATTTTTACCATTAAAAAAATTAGACCATTTTTCTACCGCTTCTTGAGTAACTCCTTTATCTTTTCCTTTAGAAACTTTATCGTAGTTTTTTACAATAATATCACTCAACGATATTAACTCATAATAAAGTTTAGTTTGTTGAGTCTGTAAAACACCTACATCTCCATTGTTTTCAACACGATTTTTTTGAATTAAAGTAAGTGCGTTTTCTTCTATTTCTATAGCTGTATCAGAAAGATCACCTGGATCTAATTCACCATCAACATACTTTACAGATTTAAATTTTCCACCTTCTTCAGGGTCAAATATTTGAGATTTATTATTATTTTGCTTACCTCTAACTTTAATTAAATCTTTTTTTACTTCTCTAACAAGATCTTGATCTCCACTTTTAACTGCTTTTTGTAATTCTAAATTTAATTCTGCTATTCTTTTTTGATCTCCTTTTAAATATCTTAAACCTTGATTATCTATATTATCATATATTTTATCAAAACATCTTTGAATACCATCTCTACAATCAAGTAAAGATTTGGATATTTTATCATTGGCCATGTTACTTAACACAATATCTCTAACATCTTGTGAAGCGACACGATCTACAAAAGCCTGTTGCCTTGGCGTCATATCTAAAGAAAGAGGAAATGTAGGTAAATTCATGTCATTTTCATCCATTTTCTCTAATGAATTATAACCTACAGTTTCGTCAAATGGTTTGTTAAAAAATCCAAATAAATTTATTTCAGGTTTAAACTCTTGCGTATCAATTTTATCAAAAAGCTTTTTAGTATCAATTAAACTTAAATCATGAGTAAAAACATCTTCTCCAAAAACTTTAGCATTAGATTCATTAGATAAAATTACCTGCTCATTTAAAGCTATTCTTTCAATATTAGGATCAGTATCCTCAATAACTTCATCTTCAACAACTTCTACAACTTCTTCGTCTTTTTCTTTGTTTTTCTCCAAACAATCTTTGTATGCTTGGGATCCTATTACGTGTAACTCTTTACAGTTTGCCATTGATTAAATTTAGGATACTACTTGCTCTTCAACTATTTCTTCTTGCGCAACTTGAGGTTGTTGCATAGGCTGTTCTTCTTGTTGTTTAGATTTAGGTGGTCCCATAGGATACTCTTCACCTATTTGAGTTTCTAAAAACCATTTTTTATAATCTTCTTGAAATCTTTTTTGTTGATTGTCTCTAAGCGCTTTAGCTGTTGGTAAATAATGATCTGTTACTTCAGCTATAATATTGTTGTTAAATGCTATTACTTGGTCAAAGCTTTGAAACTCTTCAAGTAAACCAGCTGTAATTTTATCCATCTGAAGATTAAACTGTAAGCTTTCACCTATTAAATCTTTATCTATGATATAAAATTCTTGTACCATGTTAGCATCAAGATCTTTTGTTTTAATATCTAGAGATCCATCAGCTTTCTTTTTTCTGTAAACTTCTGTAACACCACCTGTTAATGATATGTTGCTTTCATCGCTACCAACCTGCTCTTGTTCAAATATATCAGGATTAGATAGTTTAAAGTTTTCATTTGCTTCTAATGTACTAGGTATACTTACAAACATGTCCTGTTTCTCAGATAACTCATTTAATTTGTTTAAATAAATTCTCTCTACAAATCTTCCGTCTTTTTCATATATTTCCCAAGCTAATTTATTTAAGTTATTATCAATAGCTTTAATCTGCACTTCTCCTTCTAAATCACCGTTTAGTATGCTTAAACAAAGAAACCTGCTTACAGGTGTTCCCATCATGTCTAAACCACCCATAACACCAGCTTTTTGTACCATTTCAGGCCAAACTTCTGTATTACTCATGATATTTTCTAAACCCGTTTTAATAACCTGTACACTACCACTTATTATATCAATATATTTTCTATCTTCTACAGGGTTTTCACTTGTACCTTGTGTTAAAGCAAGTTGTATATCTGCGTAGTGTTTTACAAATGGATCATATAATTCAGCATAATCAATAGGTTTTACTTTGCTATCGCTATAACCAAGCTCGTATGAAAGTCTAGATTGAAGCTCTGATATGGCAAATTTAATTTGCTCATTAAGCTTTTTGTTTTCTATTAATTTTTCTTTTATTGCCATACTATTTTATTTGTTTGAACCTGCCAAATTATAACCTGCTGCTTTTGCACCTTCTGCTCCACCTTTAAAAAATCCACCGGCACTAGCTATATCACCTAAAGCACCAAACCCACCGGTTATCGCTCCAGTTATTGCTTGTGTACCTTGGTCATATGCTTGTTGTGCTCTTTGTGTTTGTTGATTTATTTGACCTCTTGTGAAGTTTATTTGAGCATCTTTTCTTCTTTCCTGTGCATTAAATTTAAATGATCTACCAGCTGCATCTGCTTGTTGAGTTCTTTGACCTTCACTTATTTGTATTTGTTGTAATCTTCTTTGCTCACCTATTTCAGCTTGCTGTAAGTATTGCTCACCTTGTGCTCTCATTTTTTCATTAGAAGCCTCTTGCTGTTCTATATTAGCTGCAACACCTTTTTTGCTTTGCAATGCCGCTTGAGCCAACGCAGTAGCACCACCAGCACTTGCTCCAGACGATCTTAATGTATCTAAAGTATTTGCTAAAGCAATATCCGCTTCTTCAGCTTGCATTTTAGATGCGCCTGTTGCTACACTTAAATTAGCATATGGATTACTTAGCTTACCACTTAAATCTTTAGCTAGTGAACTTAAATCTTTAGTGTTTGAATATGGATTTATTACTTTCTGTCTACCATTTTCCAAGCTTTTTAACTCTCCTGTTAATCTTCTTTTTTCAGCTTCAGCTCTTCTTCTAGCTCTTCTTGCTCTACCTGAACCAAATATTCCACCTATAATTTTACCAGCACCGCTTAGAATAGCGCCAGCTACCATAGGTGCTATACCTATGTTTACCCCTTCTGGTGCGGCAAATAAAAATTCGTATAATATATTTAAAACTTCTTCCATAATCTTTTAATATGATGATTCTACAGTGTCAGAAGATACTGCAAATAATTCTCTTTTTTGGTTTATACTATTGTCTAAGCTAAATTCAAAAGTTGTAAAAAATCCTTTTACACCTGTCATACTTGCACCAAAAAGTATTTCACCAGGAGTCACGGGTGAAGTATTTATTAAATTAGCAAAGTATTTATTTTCTTTTCTTTTAAACTTGTTAGTAAACATTTCGTTTTCTAAAGCAGTTAAACTAGTAGGAACATTTCCGTATTTAGCAATAGGTACTTGAGCTATATCTCCAGAACTTGCTACAACATTTGATACAGTCCAATCATTATTACCTTCATAATTAATTGTTTTAAACACTTTGACTGTTGATGGAGAACCGTTTAATATAACTTTAACTGTTGAAGCAAATACATTGTTAGGCGCATCGTAGAATCTTCCATGTGCACTACTTCCATAATGACTGTAAAGCTTGCCACTATTAGTAGAAAAGAAAGTTGAAGTTAAACTAAACATAAAGCTTGGTTTAAAATCAAAGAAACTAGTCCAACCCTGTACTGTTTCATCAAAACTAGCAGTGTCATAATCTGAAGCTGTTTGTATAGATAATATATAGTTTTTAGTATGATTGTCCCAACCACCTACTATATTAGTTATACCATTTTGTGTTAGCTTGTCTCTAAAAAAGTCTTGCATACCATAACCTGATATTTCTATAATTTCACCACCGGTTGTTAGTCTTAACACGCAACCTCTTCTTCTATCTGTAAAGTATTTTCTATAACCATATACAGCAAAGCTAAAAGGATCTTGAGCTATTCCGTATTTACCTTTATAAGGTACTATTTGTCCTATAATCATTCTACCAGAAGCTGTCAAAGGTTGGCCTTCAGCAGTGTATATAGCATCTTTATCTATTAAAGCTTTATTTACTTTATCTTCTTGAAATATAATTAAATTAGTATCTTCAGCATAAAGTTTCATTATTTGTCCATGTGCTGGATCTACACCTCTAGTTATGTCTTCACCAACAGAAAACTCATTTGTTTGATTAACTCCTGTTCTAGAATTAAATACGCCTGAATATATCAAGGCATTAAATCTATTTTGGTTGTTAGGGTTATCTTCCACTATGTGAGCTTTCACACCTATATCTGTCGATGTGTTATTATAACCTCCTCTAATTCTAGACTCTTCAATAAACCAGTCAGTTGCATTGTCATTAGCATAAGGCGCAACAGCTGGTGTTGCATTAGCATTACCTCCAGGTATAGTGTCATATGGTTTTATAGGCTGTGGGTTAGCATCTACAACACTTGATATTTTCTTCAACCAGTATGAGTTAAAATATTTTAATTCTAAAGTAGCAGCCATATTATTTTATTATCACTTATTTTTTGTTATTATTACAACCAACCTATTGCGCCTGGAACAGGTCTAGAACAAACAGGTAATGAAGAAGAGGAACAAGGTCTAGCAAGTTTATCACTACACGTATTTGCATCTCCACTTATTTTAATACCACCCGCATCAAATTTTGCTGAAACTTTTACCTGATCAAAAGGTTTACCAAAAGCAGCATCAAAACCGAAGAAGTTAGGATAGTTATATGTCGAACCATTGGCTGGTGAAGATAATGTATTGTTTAAGTAAAATATATCAACATATTCTGCATAAGCCATTGGAGCAAATCTTGGTGTACTAGTAGCATAACAACCGTATGCTGTTTTATGACTAGATATTTCATAATTCCAAGCTGTTGGATTAGTAGAGTATGGTGAGACTTGAGAACCGTTTTCAACTACACACGAACCATAGTATAAATCATCAGAATTAACCCATAAAATTAATGAATCATTAAACGTACCAGCATAAGTATGGTAAGCATTTTCAGCAACAATAAGGTATTCACCAACTGTGTCAAAAGCAAAAGCTGTTGAAGCGTATTTAGTAGTATTAGAGCTGTTGTTTATTAATTCCGCATCAGCAATAATATTAGAATTATTTATATCAGCTAATTGACTCCATGTTGCATCAGAGGCATTATCTCTGTGATAAACTTTCCATTGAACTTTTGAACCAGACCTAGGAGCAGATGATCCGCTAGAATATTTCTGCTGCATATTACAAGAAAATACAACAGTTCCAACTGATAAAGCTGAATTATTTGGTGTTCCTAGTCTAAATAAAAAGTTAGAGTCACTTGTGCTAGTTGATGGTTGAACCGGTAAATCAGTTAAAGCATAACCAGAAGCTGGACTAGAACTGGTAAAAGTTCCATTAGCTATATACCATATTGCTCTTTGGGGTTGTGATTGAGTTGCAGAAAGTGGTACTACAGCACCAAACATAGGTGGTATACCTTGAGAAGGAACAATACTAGATTCGCAACCTGATTTAGAACTTGTATTCATTTGTAACGCACCAACTGTAATTACTTGTTGTTTAGTAACGCTTAGCGAACCATTTTGTACTACACCACTCACAACAGCATCTTCAGCTTTTAAGTTTAAAGTATAAACACCTAGTGGTGTTGTTGTACTTTTTGTAACAACGCCAACAGAAGGATCAGCTATAGAAAAATAAGAACCTGGTGATTGAGAAACTATACTATACTTTATTTGACTTGTATTATTTGTAGCAGAACCATTATCAGCTCCTCTAGTAACACCAGTGTTATCACCAACGCTAACCGTTACAGCCGGTAAGCTTGGTCCTGAAATCCAGTCTGTAAAAATAGGATCATTATTAGTTAAGTTTCCCGTGAAAGGTGTTGAACTAGTATCACCACCTGAAGCCGGTACAGTTGTCCAAGTAAAATTAAAATTATATGTTTCTTTTGAGTTTTTATTTGAATCAAAACCAGCATTTGAAAAAACAAAAGTATCAACTGCTGTTTGTAGCTTATATCCTGTTCCAGATGTTATCAGTTTAAAATCGCCTGTAAAACCGTCAGTTAAATTTCCCGTTGCTCTAGTGAGACCATTACCATCTGTAACTGTCATAGAAACGTTTTCTATCTGAGTATTTAAAAAATCACTACCTTGATTGTTTTGAGGTTTAAATACAGCTGATATATCTGTGTTAGCAGCCATGTTTTCAAAATGCGAATAACCTAATGCTGACAATCCAGCCACACCATCAAAACCAGTGTTTATATCAGCATTTAAATCAGCTATTAAACCAACTGTTGTTGTTTCGTAAAATAATTGTAATAAACTTTCAACAGGTTCTGTTTCAGCAACAGAAAGTTGTATTGTCATTGAAGAGTTAGGTAAACCTACAACAGTAGTACCAGCATTGGACGTTGCTAATCTAGCTATAAAAGGATTTGTTTCTAATTGATAAAAAGGAACATTAGTTGTTGAAATATCATCGCTATACATAGATAAATCAAAAGCTGTAGATATAGTGTCTGCCGTCATAGCTAATGGCAGTGTTTGAGTTCCGGTGGAAACTGGAAAATATTGTACGTTGTCCGTGGCGGTGTTATTTACTCTACCATATAATCTTACAGAGCTTCTAAACTGTTTTTGTTGATCAGAAGTTTCATTTAAATCTCTAGGTATTTTATTTATATTATCGTTTAATAATACTGTGTGAGCTGTTTTATCGTCTTCAGTTGTAGGAAAAACTGGAGGATCAGTTACACCTGTTGTACTTGGGTAACCATTTAAAAAACCTGGTAAATAACAGTTATAGTAATCTTGCTCTTGTTGTTTAACAACAACTTTATACGAATACCAACCTAAAGTGTTTGTTATTGTATAAGCATATTTAGTGTCTGGAGCATTTAAAGCATTGTCAGAATATAAGAAATTATTTACTTGCCCATCTGTAGTTATTGTGTAAATAGGAGCAGCTGTATCATCTACATTGGTTACTTTTACAAAATCTGTAAACTCACCTCTTAAATATGAATTTAAAACCGGAACGTCAACCGCATTTGAACCTAGAGTAAATGTATAAATAAAAGGAGAAGTTATCCCTACGCTGTTTGCTGTTGTATTAAAACCGTTTCCTATCTGATCAGCATATAAACCTGGAGCACCTTCGCCATCACTATTTACAGAAGAAGTAATTTCAGTATTTATAACAACTTTTAAAGCGTCACCAAACCATTGTTTTAAATTTTGTGTTGCCGAAGTATAAGGGTGATAAAAAGTTGAACCACCAAATGTAGTGCCACCTAATGTTGTTGGAGCACTATCATCAACAGATGATAATATAACTGATGATTGTCTACCAAACTTGTCAGATAATATAAAGCCAACTTGATAATTTCTATTTTTCTTTAAAGTATGATTTGGATATTCAGCCCAATTAGTAAAAACAGTTGTGTTTTTAGCGCTAGCGCCAACGTTGTAATCTATTGTTGCCGGTGGAGTATGTTGGCTCTGGAAGTTACCATACATAATTCTATTACCCGAAACCTCTTGTGCCAAAGCTCTAACAGGTACTCTATCATAAACTCTTACAGTTTGTCTTTCTGGTAAAGTTTTATAAGGTTTTCTTGATTGATAGTTATACAAGTATGTGTTTGAACTTGAGTTTAAATTATCTACGTTTATACTGTCTAAAACTTTTACAGCTCTAGCGTCTGATTCTTTATATAATATATCTAGCTGTACTATTTTATATGTATCAAGAGTTCCGTCACCTTTTTTAGACTGTCTGTCTGGAAGTGGAATAATTAATTCTACGTTTTGTACACCATTTTGCATGAAGTCTAATATAGTACTTCTATAAGCCGCATCTTCATCACCCTCTAAAAAATAACCTTTTTGTTGAGGTATAAAAGTTGGTTGAGTGAATGGCGCCATTACAGAATACTCTTGATCATCAAACTTAAACCTATAACTAAACCTTACAAATAAATCTTGTAAAAAATCTGGATCACCAGGCCAATCATTACTATCGTTAAAATCATATGTGATATCTTTACCTGTCATAGTTGTAACAAGGAAAGTTATAGTATCTGTATTTACAATATTATAATTATTACCAGCTTCGTCCGTTGGTTGAACGTTTAAAGTTACAGCAGTTCCTGAAACGTTTGTTACGTATATATATTTATCAGCATCAACTTTTTGAACGTTAGAATTATTTTTAACAATTACGCTCATACCTTTTTTTATTAAAGTATTTGCAGCTGTTAAAACTAAATTAACCCCTGTTGAAGTACCAGTTGCTGTTATAGTTTTTAATAACTCTATAGGTTCATAAGGGTTGTATTTTGCTACAGATATTTGATTTTCTTTAAAGTAATAACCAAAAGGTTTAGTAACGTTTATTTTTCTAGGTTGATTCCTGTTATCTGTCCAAAATAATAAATCTTCTACAAGATTAACTCCTGTTATATAGTTATCTGCACTAAAATTTAAAAACGCACCTTCAAGTATTTTAGTATATGAATTATTAAAATATTTGTATATGTAATGGCTAGTTCCAGGTGAAGCAGTAGAATTGTTAGTTAAAAACAAATAAATAGTTTCAGAATTATTACTTGTTAAATAACCTATAACTTGTAAAGCCCCAATATTAGTTCCTGGAACTAAAGTATTACCTTTTATATTTTCTAACGCACCTATATCATCATCTTCAGATCTACCTACAGATATATTTCTTGCATCTCTATACTCACCGTTAGGAATAAGTCTGTCATCTAAGTCCTTGTTCATTTTGGACTTAAGAAAACTATTTTTTATCTCAGCCATGTATTAATATTTAATCCATTTAGATTGATTTCTAAACACTTGAACTATTTCGTTTAGCTTAATATTAGATAATCTTATTTTAGCATTTCTTAATTTAGCACTTTTTTCTTTTTTAAATCTTTGTACTATGTATTCCTGAACACCTACACTTGTTGATAATATAGAATATATTATATGTGCATACAAAGCTTCTTCTGCCATTTTAGGTATTCTAGCATCTAAATCATACGCATTACCATCAGAGATATATTCCATAACAATTAGCTTTTCTTTTAAATCACTAGAAAAACCAAACTGTCCTTTTCTATCGTCTACTATAAACCAACCATTTCTTTGACTAGTAACAGGGTTTAAACCATATCTTTGACCTAAAGCGTTATTGTAATAGTTTTGCCAATATAAATCAGCTACATTATAATCATTTAAAAATGCACCACTTAATTTTCTTGGATTATTTGCGTTCCAAGCCTCTGTTGTTTGTGATGTTAGCTCTGTGTTATTATCATTACTGTCTTGTACTATACTACCGTCTCCAGCTTGTGTTGGTGTAGAATAAGGTCTTAATGTTAATTCATTAGCCGGATATATCGTGTGTTGCACACCCATTTGATCTGTCCATGAAAATCTAGTGTAGTTAACATAATCCTGAGGCATAGTTATAGTTAAACTTAAAGGAACAGTTAATTCTTGTGATCTTATACTTTTTAAAGTATCATAACTAAATTCTTGTAAACCACGTTTAGCATGAAATATAACATCAGTTCTTTTAATGCTAGGTATTAATTTACCAGCACCAACATATGCAATTAAAAAATTATCGATAACATCATCTAATCTAGTATAAGAATAACTACCATTGTTATCCCATAAAGTATTTTCATTTAATTGTATTTTAACATATATGCTAGGTGGTAACGAAGCTTTTATTGTAACTACGTTGTTAAGCTCAGAATACGGTTGAACTAATCTAAATGTTAACACGTCTAAGTTAGAAACAGCTACAGCTAAATTGTTTACACATGTGAATGTTTGATTACCTGCCGCGATGCTAGCAATAACACCTATAAATGCTCCACTAGCAGAAAGTATTGTCATACCAACTAGAACGCTTGTGTTAGCTACTGCAATAGTTATGTTTTTTTGTGTGATTGCTGATGCTGTGTTACTTGTGCCTGTTGTTGTAGATATAGCAGATGAAGGTAGTAACTCTGTCCAAGTGTTAGCATCTGGACTTGTGAATATTTTAAAATTGTTTAAGTTAAAACCATTAGAAGCATTATCAGAGCTACTAAAAGTTAGATTAGTATCAAAAGTACTAGTAAAAGTTTGACCAACATAATCACTAGGTATATTAGTAGCTGTTTGAGCTTTCGCTTGAAACTGCTGTGCACCAGCGTAATATTGTCTGTTTGTTTCGGTTATTAAACCTCCATTAGGTATTGACATAGTCTAGCTTTTTTGATTTATTTCTTGTTGTTGAACTTGAGAAGCTGCAACCTGTATTATTTCTGGATCTCTAATTACTACACCAGCATATAATAATATTTTTAATATTAATTCAGTTTGTTCAGAACTATGTAATTCAAAATTCATAGAGCTACTAGCTTGAAAAGTATATTGAGTTGTTATACTTGTGTCCATGCCCCAAACTGGTGGTATAGGTTTTCTTAAATAGTTTACTGAAATACCAAAATCAATAGATTCAGGATAGACATTTATATAATTATTTTTATAAGTGTATATAGGATATTTAGTTGTAGGTTTAGTTAGATTAGAACTGAGTAAATGATAGAGTTCACTAGAACCAACTCTCTCTAACTCTTGTATTGGTAATGTTCCTCCAGCACTATATATAACGGTGCCAAGTCTATAAAACTGTTTACTATATAGATTTATTACAACTGTAGTACCCGCTTGAGGTGCTGTACCGTTTAATATTAAATTACCACCACTTACAGTGTATTGATCTGGAGAATACTGTATTTCGTCTACAAAAACATTACTAATAGCATTTTTTGCAGCAAAACTAATTGAGTCTCCTATTAAAGGATATGTAAGTTGATTAGTTATTGACGTCCACGATTGTGTTGTCGAAGAGTTTCCAGAGTATTGGAAAGGTATTTGATGACCACTAGTTGTATATGTAGCAGTATCTATTTCTTTGAATATAGATAATTTTTCATCTACATTTATTTGTCTATCAGAATAATCTAAATCTATTTGTGGCACACGTAATTGCTGATTCATATCTTCAGCATATTTTTCAAATATTTCTAATTGAACTTGTCCACCTATTTTATTAAACTCAACAGGTGTCATATAACCCCTTTGTTCTTTATTTAGTATTAATAAAACGGTTTGATATACAGTATTTACGTTTATTGCCATTTTAATATTTTAGTTAATAGTGATTAGGGCCACCAAAGTGACCCTTCACTATAATTATAGTTACATATTATTGTAACTTTTTATTGATTGTTTTAAAAACTTCTACGCCTTCATCAGTTTTAAACCAAGCAGCTAATGCTGAGTATGGTTGTTCATCAAAAGGTATAGTCATTAATTTTCTATCATTAGATCCCCAATGGAACGTTCTTTGGTCTTGAGATAACTTAACGATACCTTGCTCTACAGCTTTAATACCTACGTTTCTTAATCCAACATTTTCATCATTAGCAATAGCTAAGAATCCAGCAGGATTTTTCTTTGCCATTAAAAGTAAATCTCTTTTTATTTCTTTAGAGCTCATTGTACTAACGGCAGATCCTTTTTCAACTCTTAAAACAGACTCAGCTTCATCAATCTCCATTTGCTTAGCAGCAAGTAAAGCATCTATTTCAAAGTTTATTTCATCTATTTCATCTGTTGCTATTACTTCAGGTTTAAACTCTGCATAAACGTGACCTTTTCTTGGATGGTATAATGATAATAATTTTTGTAAGTTTTGTTTTTGTTTAGGTACAAATAACATTCCTTCTTCAAAAATAACATGACCTAATGTAACCTCTCCTTTTTGCTCATCAACAAACGGTGAGTTCATATTAGTTGCATATCTTAATTCTCTTTGTTCTCCACTTTTTTCATCAAAATGTAATAATGGATAACGTCTTGAATGTCTTGTTCCTAATGTATATGTTAAAGGTGATACTTGATTTGTTAAAAAATAAGTTCTATCCTTGATCTCCCATTCAGGGGTTGAAATTTGTTTTGTCTTTGACATGATATAATATAATATAATTAATAAAAAAAATAAAGAGTATCTCCGCCCGAAGACGGAGATAAACTTTAAAGTAATTCTAGCTTTGGAATAACACGAAGTTATTAGCAGCTTGAGTAACTAAACATCTCTCTGATAACCAGTTTACGATCATCGAGTCAATTTCAGAAGTGTAAGCACCACCAGCAGTACCAGTGATCCAGTTTTTGTATCTTCTGTCATCTCCTTGAGAAGCTCTATATCTTACGTGTAAGAATGGTCTTCTAATGTTTGTACCTAAAATTTGGTCATAAACTGTAGAAGTTCCCGCAGGAATTAATACACCATCGATATTGTTTACAGCTACCGCACCTCTTGTTGAAGCGTCATTTAAGTATTTCCAGCTTGTTTTGTAGAAGTCATAAGAACCTCTTCTGAAACCAGAGAAACCTAAATTTAAAGCCATATCCTCAGAATTTTCAAATAAACCGTAAGCAGTTCCTCCAGATTGTCCTGCAGAAATTTGGCTTAGCATGTCATCAAACTCTAAGTCTGTATCTCTATTTAAGAATAACATGTTTTCTTCAATAGCACCTTGTGTGTCAAGGTTTTTAAGTATTTGATCGAAATCAGAAATACCTGTAGCACCTTGGAATCCACTCATGATATTACCTCTATTAGTAATAGCTTGGAAAAGACCTTCAGTACCATGAGCATTAATAGTAGCTGAGAATCCAGGTACGTTAGCAGCTTGAGCAGTGAAACCACTAGCAGCAGCAGCTAATTCTCCTTCAACCATTGCCATTTCTAAGTAATCGTCAAAACGTAATCTTGTTTCAGACTCAGACTTTAAATACCATAAGTATCCTGATGTTCCGTCTTCTGTAGCAACTTCTACCCATCCAATCTGTGCCATATCAGAACCATTAATTTCAAATCTATCTTTGATTATGATTGGTTGATTAGAGTATTGAGTAAATTGTGGCTGTACTGAAAAGTTTCCACTTCCAGTTCCTTTAGCAAATAAAGAACCGTAAACGAATATCTTTAATCCAGCAGCACCTGCAGCAGCAGCAATACCTAAAGTATCCCAGTTAGCAGTTGTAAATGGATAAGCAGTAACGTTTGTTAAAGCACCATTTGCAGCTACAGCACCTACAATACCTTTTAATGTAACGCCAGTAGTTGGGTTCATTACAACGATAGTATCGTTAGGAGCAATTGCATTTTTAATAGAAGTTGCACCAACAGCAGCATTAGTAGGTACACTGAAAACGAAAGTTCCAGCACCAGGTCCTGTTAATGTACATCCTGTATAAGAGATGTGTAATCTATTTTGTTCTGACCAGATAACTTGATCAGACGTCATTGGCATTTCAGCGCCAACCATTTTTAAGAAACCACCTAAAGTTCTGTTTCCATATCTTTCTACTTCAGCTTCATAAACCTCTGGTAGATACTGTTGTGCGAAATCATTTGCACCTGCAGCAGCAGTATTAAACGCTAGGTAATTGTTAGCTAGCGGTAGTTGCGTTTGAGAAGGTACGATACTTCCAAACACTGGAGCAATTTGTCCCATAATAAATAATTTTTAGTTTTAGTTAAATTTTCTTGCTTTGATTTTTAATTTTGAAGAGTCAAGACCACTTATACTTTTAACTTTAAACCCACCAACAAATACATCGCTTGGAGCACTTGCTCTAGCTTCGTTACTAATGTTGTTTGATTTTGCAGCGACATTTCTAATTGCATCAGCTTTGCCTTGCTCATAAAAATGTTGTGCAATAGTATCTGCATGTTGTGCGGCATACATAGCTTTGTGATAACCTTTTACATCGGTTACATCACCTTTATCGTTTAAGAACTTCTTAACTATATTACTGATGTTTGATTGATTATCTGCAACTTCACTAGGGTTTTTAACACCGTATCTAAATTTTTTGTCTCCTACGCTAAAATCAAAACCTTTGAATTCTTTGGTAAAATAATCTTTAGTGGTGTTTTTAAACACTTCATGTTGTTGCTCTGCTACATTTTGCTCTTCGTTGTAGCGATTGAAAAAATCCATAGCTTTTTTTTGTTCTTGAGTTACTCCGGGTCTCAACTTGATTTCGTCGTAATATTGACTCTTTAAACCATTTAAATGCTTCTGTGCTTTTGCAACCTCTTCTTTATATGCAAGTTTCTTCTTCCGAATATCTCTTGCGTCATCTACTTCTTCATCAAATGAAAAATTATCTTCTAATAGAAAACTAATCTCTTCTGAATCTAGATGTGATTTTGTGTTTTTATAATACTCTTTTAATAAAGTATCATTATCTACATTAGTATAATCAGCGTTTAATCTAACGTAATCTTCTAATGTTCCACCTGTTTCTTTCATAAAGTCTACGACTTTTTCGATGTTTTCAGGTAGATTAATATCTTGTTTAACAGTTTGCGGTTCCTCTGCTGTAATCTCAGCTTGTGGTTCCATTTCTTCACCTATAGAAATTACCTCTTCTTCTTCTTCTTTAACTTCTTCAATTACAGGTTTTTCTTCTTGAACTTCAGCAATCGGGCTGGACTCTTGTACTTGTTCGTCCACTTTCTCGCTATCTCCGGATGTTTCAACCACAGGTATTTCCTTTGTTTCTCTGACTTGAATGGCATCTTGTTCTTCTGTTTTAGGTTTTGATAAATCTACTTTTATAGGTTCATCATTATTTGATAAATTTTTAGGCTTAAGAATTTTAGCTTTTACCTTAAGCTTTCCAGCTTTTTCCTTTGTTTCTGACATAATAAAATAATATAAAAATTAATAAAAATTACATACTTAACTCTTCCATGTTGTTTTCAAAATCAGTAGGTAACCCGTCTGTTTGACGTTGTGTAATCATTTGTGATTGTTGAGAAGCTTGTATTTTAGTTCGTTTATCTTTACGATCTTCTATTTGAGCTTCTTTTTTTGTTGACGCATCAACTTCCATTTGTTTAAGTTTCATGTTGTACTCAAACTCTTTAGCCATTAACTGTTGTTTGTTTTGTAGCTCTTGTTGCATTCTCTGTATTTCCATTTGAGACTTAGCTTGCTCAATTTGTATTTCAGTCTGTGCTAATGCCTCTCCTTTTTGCACTTCTTGCATTGAAGCTTTTTCTGAAGCTTCTGAATTAGAATCTGCTTGAGCAGCAATATTAGCCATTTGAGCTTGTTGATCAGCTTCTTGCTTTTCCCCTCTCTTGTATTTTAAAACTTGATTAGCTAAAGTTAAGTTTCTTATTTCTCTAATGTCAATAGCATCTTCAAGGTATATTTGATTTTGCTGTAAAGCCATTTGTATATTTTGTTCTAACATAGCTTTTTCTTCTTCTTCAGGTTCTAAATCCATGTATATACCAAAATCATATAAATGTAAATCATCTATTTCATGTAGTGTTGCAACATTAAATTTACCTATACTAGCTTTAAGTGCATTATTAGTTAAATCAAAATCTAACATATCAGCTATTCTAAGCGATATGTTTTCACAAGTTCTAAGCGTTAAATATAAACTACTATTTAAAATATGTTTAGTTGCTATGTTAGAAGCATTGGCAGCCATTTTTTGCAAGCCGACCAACGCGTCTTTGTCTGGTAAACTGCCATCTCTTGCTTCGTTCAATCCTGTTACGTCTCTTATCATTTGTAAATAATACTGATAAGTGTTGATCAACGATTGTATTTTTCCATTAGCACTAGATGTTTGTAATTCTTGTATAGGTACTTTACCTCTATTAGGATCACCATCTTGTGTTAAACTTCTACCAACTATACTACCAGTTTGGAAATACATGTTTAATGCTTCCTGAGGATTATAATTAGTTCCATTACCTAAATCAACTTCAGATAAACCATCAACATCTACAAAGACACCATCTGGAACCATTCTAGCAATCACCTGTTGTAATTTAAGTGATGTAAGTTGTATCATATCAGCAAAACCAGTTATACGTCCTACAAGTGAATCTATACGACCTTGATACATATGAGGCGCTACAATATTGTAGTTCATATTAACCTTAGTTAAATCACTCTTAGGTCTTGTCATGTTTTCTGACATTTCCCATTTAAGCATTTGTTCTACACCCATAACTTTAGCACCTGTAAACAATACTTCTATTGTTCTAGATACTCTTTCAAAATTATCACTTTCTGGCGGATTAAATGTATCAGGTTTTTCTAATACTTTTTCTAAACCATTATCAGTGTTTTTAACTTTAAAAACTTGATCTATATAAGATTTGTATTCAAAATATATAACCTGTACTAAATCATCATCGTTATTACGGTTACGCATATAACCTTCTCTACCAGGATACTTTTGTATTGTTTTAAGCTCTTCGTTAGTTAAATTAGGAAATTCTTTTTTTAACTCAGGTAGTGTTATAGATTTTATTTCACCTACATAATATAGGTCTTGAAAATTAGGATCGTTAGTATATGAATAAACTAAATTAGAAGGATTAACATAGTCTATTTTAACACCTTCAGCTTTATTAAAACTAGTTTTAACAGCTCCAATACCAACTGTTACTATATCTTCTATAACTCTTTTGTTAATTAATTCGTATTTATTAAAATCTAATACATTATTAATAACTTCTTCTTCAGCAATTTCTATAGATTGTTTATAGTTTAATTGCATATGCACTTCTAACTCTTCCTTTGATTGTGGTAAATTAGCTGGATCAACTACATTATAAACATCTACCCCTAAGTTTTCTTGTATACTATTAAGTAAAGGCTTAGATAACATGTCTCTTAATATAGACGAAGCATAATTTGTTCTTTGTTTTAAAGAAAAAGGATCTTGAGCATATGCTTTTATATCGTATTTTTTAGAAGATATACCGTTTACTACAATATCAACAAACTTTGGAATTATTGGCACTGGCTTCCAGTCTAAGTTTAAATAAGATAAATCACCATTAATTGATAATTCATCTTTATATTTTTGCACAGGTTGCTCACCTCTAGCGTATAATCTTAACCTGTTAAAGTTTTGAAACCCTTTCTGCCATCTTGTTCCATTAACTCTACCACCTCTAAACCATTCATATTCAATGGCTTGCCCTACTTGCAGACCATACTCTAAACTAAGCTTTTCCGCGACAGGTACCACCTGACTAGGAAAGGAACTATTAGTACTCGTATTAATCATCTAATTAATTATTTTTGATTTTGAACCTTTGTTGTCATACTTAGAAAAACTTAAACTTACTTTTTCTTTTATATGTTCCGGTATAGGTCTATATTTATTTTTATTGCAAGCCATGATAGCTAAACCAGAGCTTATAGATGCATCATGTTTTGTTCTTTTATTTATATCAAATGCAGCCCAATCTTCTAATGTTCTTTGAAAATACATTGTTCCATACTGCTCATTATTATATCCTATAAACATTTCAATATAAGATTCAATAGCTGCGGCATGAGCTTGCTTAACATCTTCACTTGAATTAGGTATACCACCTATTTCTTTTTCCGTTACAGATAATTTATATGCTGTTTTGTCTGGTCTGTTCATAGAGTAACCTCTATAACCTCTTCTTTTTAAATGATATAATAATCTAGGTTTATTATTCTCTGCTAATATGGGCATACCATAAAAATGTAAAGCCATAAGCACATCTTCAAAAAATGTTTCAGCAGTTTGTGGTCTAGCTATATATTCTAAAAAAAATAAGTTAGGTGGACAAGTATCCATAGTAAACTTAGTTAAACCGTGCAACGCACCTTTAGATCCTCTACCATCTACAGTTCCTGATATATCATAACTATCACAACCAAAAGCACCCATATGCTCATTAGCAGGATACTTCATACCATTTTTAATAATAAATCTATTTTGTTGTTGAACATCTGGAACCCAAGACACTATAAACCTACCTTGTTTACTAGGAACAAATTGAACGCTTGTATCTTTAATCCCACCTTCCCACATAAAATTACCCTGTGTAACAACATTTGAGTGTTTTAAATCTTCATTATAATCTATTTGTTCATAGATTTTTGTAAGATTAAACAGTGATTGTTTTGTTTCATCTCTGAAAGCATGTTTCTCTGTACGTGGAAACTGTCTATATAATTCATTAAGTGCATCAGGATCATTCTTAAGGCCATCTACTTCGTTTTCCCAGTGTTCGATAACACCGATTTCAATGGGGAAACCATCTGGCCCTTTTTTAGGTTCTTCCGGTGTCTCAAAGACAGGTAATCCATAAGAATCAATGTATCCTTCGTAATTCCACTCCATAGGAATGAACAAGCTATATAATCCCGAGCTAGTCTGCCCGTTGCGGTTTCTTCTGGTAACGTCTGAGTCATCATACAATTTTTTATAATTTCTACCTCCTTTATCTAAAGCATTCGACGTTGAACCCATCATACACTTACCTATAATTCTAGAACCTAATCGTAAACAAGTTTTTGTAACCCTCCAGTTGTTTAATATATTATCAGGTTTTTCCCACTTACCAGATTCATCGTGTACAAGTAATTTTAATTTTTCACCATCATAACTGTTGTCTCCTGTATTCTTCCAGTCAATAGTTGTATCTAATCCTTCTAATTCTTCTAACTGTTCATTGCTATCTAGTTTACGTCTTGTAAATCTACTAGCAGGAACTCTGTATGCAAGTTCTGTTTTCGGTCGATCCATACCGTCTTGAATCGGTTTGAAGAAAAACGGATAGTTGACGGAAATTGGTACGATTTTATCGGTAAACATTTTCTTTGCATCAGCCCCAGACTTTGATAATACACCGTATCTAGCATCACTAGAGATAGTGGCAAGGTTGACAGTTTCGCCTGATGCCATGAATGAAAAACCAGACCGTCTGTTTTTGAGGTAGCACATTCCGTAGCAACGTTTATCTGCTTTACAAGCTTCCCAGAATATAAAGAATAATCTGTTTGCTTCCCTAAAATCTGCTTGCCCAACATCAATCTTGGACCACTGCAGGTACATGTAATGAGTACCAGTAATATAAGTAGCTTTACCCTGATTAATGAACCAGTAACCTTCGTGGCGCCTAGCAAATTCTCTATCAATATACCCATACCATTTTTCTTTAAAATCATCTGGATATTGTTTCCAGTCAAATATTGTTTTAATTTTTTTTAATGTTTTAGGATATTCATGTACTTGCCATTTGTCATAATCCTTGTTAACATCTTTCTCTTTTGGTAATGCTATTTTTAAGTTTTGTATTTCGTATATCTCACCTATCTGACCTGTTTTAGATATAACAATAACATCATGTTCTTTGTTATAACCATAATCCCACTTTTTAGATTTATTTAATCTTTTTATTACATGAGGTTTTATGTGATCAATTACTTTATATAACGTTTGCTTATACATTACTTAGATCTTCTTTCTGCAAAACCTCCAAAAGCTTCAGTTTTCTTTTCTTCTTTTGGTTTATCATTTAACATATCCTCTTCTTCTTTAATACGATTTAGTATTTCAAAAGCATCAAATATAGCTAACTTTTTAGTTGCAGCAGCGTTTTTTAATCTATCAGCTGATATATCATCATCAGAATCAACTATAGCTTCTTTTGCTACCTTAATAAGTTCCTCAACTGCTTTGTGCCCAGCTAGGATTATATTCTGTTTCGTTTCCTTGACGTTCATACTTAATTACAATATCATTTGATTTCATACAATAAAGACGCTTGCCATCAACTACAAAATCAAACTCACCAAACGGTGAATAACCTACAAGGTCTCCCTCGTTGATTTTTAACGCTTCTAATGAACTATTACCATATTTTAATATACCAACAAGGCGTTCTTCTAAATTAGCGTCTATATCATCATTGTTATGAATTGGACTTATAAAGCATCTATCACCAAAAGCTTTCCACCTGTCTTTAGATTTGTATAAATATACTTGATTTAATTGAACAAAATATAAACCATTTTTAAAATACGATCTACTATTTTTTTCTTCACCTCGTATATCATAAAATCTTCTAAACACATTATGATGTATCATAATTAAATCACCTTTTTTAATAGGTGTTTTAAATGCTTTTGGTACCGCTATAACTTTAGCTATATTATTTACTGATTTAAAACTTTCTGATTGAGTGTTAATTATAAGGCTTTTGTCACCTACTTTAACTTCATTATTATATCGCTGGCCATAAGGCTCAACGATAAAATCAAATATACTTTTCATTAGTATTCTAAATCATATTCAACTGATATTGCCATGTTAGAATTAAACTTCTTCCACGGCAATACTTCGCTGTTCTTTTTAATGTAAATGTTATAAGAATTATCTTTTGAATCAAAGAGTATATGAGATATAGTGTGACCTCCATATACCGACTGAGTCAAAGAATAATGCATAGCATCTGTTTTGTAATCAGATCCTATACTGATCTTTCTAATAACAGATGACATTACTCCTTTTTGTCTTCTTCTTTTTCGATAGGAGTGTAAGTACCGTCTTCAAGATTAATGTTAATCGATCCGTACTCTTCTTCAAGTTCTTTTTTGAAGTCTTCAGTTTCCTGATTAACTTCGTGAAACTTAGATAATACCGCGGTTTTTTGGGCTTCTAAAAATCCAGTTTCATTTAACAATTTGTTTAATTCTTTTTGAAATCCTTGGATTTTTTCTAATTGGTCTTTTTTAATTTCCATTTTTAATTTAATTTAATTTAACTTAATTATTTATTTATTAATATAGTTACAGGTTTTATTTATTTTTTAAATAAACTTGTAGCTTTTTCAGTTGTGCGCCCGCCAAAATATGCTAAAACAACAGCCATCATTACTTTTTCAAATGTATCGTTCCATGTAACACCTATGTTAAATGGTATTGATTCCACGCTATCTAATATTCCAGCTAGTGAGAATATAACAATACACCACACTAAAACTAATGGGCGCACGTTTTTAGAAAGCCATGAATCTGATATTGAATCAGCTTGCCATCTTGATGTAACAGCTTCCATTTCTTTATTCTGTTGTTCAAATATAAGCTGTTGTAATTTTATTTTGTCTTCACCACTTACATCAGATTTACCGATAGCAGCAATAGCTTCAGCAGGTGAAGTTACACCACTTAACACACTGCCTAATGCAGGGTTAACTAATGATGCAGCACCGAATAATAGTTTACCTACTGTTGTGTCTTTAAATTTTTTTTTAGGATTTGGCATAAGCTTCTTTTTCCCAAGGTAGGTTTTTAGCACCTTCCTCCATTGTTTTTCTTGAATAACGTTTACCTCTCCAGTAAACTGCACTATCATCATAATCCAAATCTCCTCGTTTCATTTGATCAATATGAACTTTCTCATGCCTAACGACATCTTCAATTTGTTTTGGATCTTTAATATTTTTATTTATTAAAATACTTCCGTTTCTGTCTGCTTTTCCTAACACACCATCCTCTAAATCTACATTGTAAATCGGGGTGTTGTCTATAACGTATGGTGGATTAATTTTAAAAGCCATTACTTTCCAGGAAATAATTTATTAAGTTTTTCTTTACGCTGTTGACAGCCACAGGGTATGTTTAAACCCTGTGACACTGAATCAACAACTTTTTTAATACCAGTTGCTTTAGTGAAATCTTCTATTCTATCACCTAAGCCTTTTGGTTTCATTAAGCGAATACTACTCCTGAAACTTCTATTCCAGAAGGAAGTTTAACTTTAGCTTTTACGCCTCCAGGATTAGCTGTTAATGCATAGTTAACTGCATCTCTTACTGAAGGTTTGCTAACTGTGCCGTGAGTAATTGTACACACATCTCCACCAGCACCTCCTGCTAAATAGATAACTACAGTAGTAGAACTTGCTTGAACTACTCCTGTTATTAAGTCTGCACCTACTAGGATGTCACCACCTGCGATTCCCGAACCGCTTGATGGAATTGAAATAAATTTTGCCATAATAATTGTTTTTGTTTGTTGTTAATGTTTATTGATTGTTGTTATTTATTTTTTACTTGTACTTTTTGAAACTATTTTTTTTGTAAGTCGACCAAGTTTTTTCATGGTTCTTTTATGTTTTCTTTTATCTTTTTTTGTTCTATCTTCATCAGCTTTTACACCAGGCTTAAATGGTGGTTTTGGATAGTTTCCACCGGGTAAGGTTTTTAAAGCCTTATCGCCATCAAAACCTTGGTTAAGTGGAGATTTTTTTAAAGTTTTTGCTTTAGGTTTTTTATAATCAGGATCACTAGTTCTTTCTTTAGCATCTCTTTGTAGTTTTGTTTTTTTAGGATCATCACCACCAATGCCAAAATAACCTTGTCTTAGATTATCTTTACCTGCTCTACGATCTTGTCTAGTTTCTTTTTCTCCTAAAGTTTTAACCTCTTTTTTACCTTGATTAAGTGGAGATTTTTTAGACTTTTTTATTTTTTTCCCTACTTTATCCATGCGATCTTCTAGTCTATACATTCTTTGTTCTTCAGCTTCACTAGTTTGACCCATTTCAAAACGATCATAAAGTGATTTATGTTTAGCAGATAATCTGTCCATTTTTTTATTAGGATCTCCCATTAATTTATAAGGAGCATTAGAACCACTACCACTAACACAACCAGTTTTGTAAGTCGGTGAATGTGATCCTTTCATTTCTAACATAGATTTTGCTTTATCGTAATCACCTCCAGCTTTTTGCATAGCGTGACCAAAAGCATTACCTTTTAATGGTCCATACTTTTCCATAGGTGAACTATATCTTTGTTTAAATGCGCTTCCGTCATATTTATAATTAGGGCTATTTGAGTCACCCATGGCGTTATAACCTCCAGACATATCTTTAAATAGATCTTTTCTTTCTTGGCCACCACTTACTGAGATGTTCCTGCCTTTTCCTTCGTGTTTATATTTTCCCATAACTAAGACATATGTTTAGAAATCCAAGAGCCATGCTTTGAATCTGATTTAGAACCTGCTTGTGCATTTTCTGCATAATGTTTTCTTGCACTTTTAGAAAGTGACTGATTGCTTGCTTCTTTTACGTCGTAAGCTGTTTTTTTACTAATGTTCGGCATAATATTGTTTTTTATATTTATTTTTAACTTAAAGCTATTAGATCTGAAATTCCACCACCTGTACCCGTAGCATAAACCATAACTACACTTACTGGTAATACAAAACCTTCAGCAGGTTTTACAAATGTTATTGCTTCATCATTAACAGTGTGAACTTTTATAGACGCTACTTCATCATAACTATATGTGAGAGTTGAATCAGCAGCTATACTTGAAGCAGTTGCTAAAACGTAATTACTTGCGTCTGTTACAGATGCTATTAAAACACCAGCCGCAGGTAATGTACCACCTGTTACTCTCATGCCAGCTTTTATTTCTGCGTTAGGTGAAGCTAAACCTACATTAGCTGAGTTTGAAACAACAGTGTTATCACTAGTTGTTGTAACTGGTAATATTGATGGTGAATTACCAACATATAAATTATATTGTTTCCACGAGCTTTGTGGTGTTGTTGATTTTGTTCTGCCATCTAATAATAGTGTATCACTTGGTGTTACAGCTAATCCAGACTTATAAGAGTCAGTGTAATAATTTCTAATCATTTTTTTTTATTTTTTTTTATTTAACATTTCCACCTTCTTCTAGCAGCTCTACCTCTTTCACCGGTCCAGCCTTTTGATCTAGCGCAGAATGATTTTCTTCTTTTAGCAGCTTTACTTCCTGGTTTAACTTTACCAGTAACTGCAGTTTTTAATTTACTTCCAGGGTTTTCTTTTCTATATTGCTTAACACCTGTTTCAGTCATACCAGCCCCTTCCTCAGCTTTTCTAAAAGTTCTACCCTTACCTTGTGTAGTTTTACGCATGTTAAGTGGTCCGTTAGGTAATTTAAAAGCCATTACTTTTTCTTTTTCTTAGGAACACAATTAGGTACTTTTCTACCGTTTTTAGTCTTCATACCATAAGCTTCATAACCTTTCCAGCACGGGTTTTTCATCATTTTTTTAAAAAAAGGTGAATTCATATTATTTTATATTTAGTTTTACCATTTTCTTTATAAGCTTGTAAACATCTTCTTCTATTAGCATCTTCTGAAACATAACTTACATGTACCCAGTCTGGGTTATCTTCTGTTCCAAACTCCCAAATAATCTGATCATAATCTAAGTTATTCTTAATATAATCATACATCTCTGCATTTGTCTTATAACCGTAGTTATCGTCTATGTCAAGTGCACAACCAATACAATGCTGTGAGGTTGTACTTCCGCCAATAGCAGAATTTAATTTGGGCGAGCGATAGAAACTATTAATAGCGATTGGACCACCCACCCATTTACGTAGAGGTTCAAACACTTGTTCTGCAATAGTTTTCATGTTAATTAAATCTAATTCTCTAGGTATATTGTCAATATTTAACCTAGTAGCTGTGTGAGATTTAATACCTTCTTTAAGAGATATGTGTTCACTTATTCTATCACTCATTATAGTGAATTTTTACTTTGCTGTTGTATTTATAGATCTGTCAGCAACCATACTGTCAGGCCAACCACCTCCAAGCTTAGATTTAGCTATAGAAGATATTGGTCCTGCTTTATAAGGTAGTGGATCTTTTAATACCTGCATTGGATCCATACCATATCTTGGATTTCCTTCTTTTAAATTAGTTGGTTGGTGGGGTCCGTCCCACGTTGCGTTAGCACCAACTTGTCCTGGGTTTTTTGCCATAATATTATTTTTTATTTACGTCTTTTGCAAAGTCTTCAAAATCACTTTCATCAATTAATTCTCCAACTTTATAATCTCTACCTGTGTAATGCTTAGCGCCTCTTGGTAGTCTTAATGTATCTCTAGGTGTTCCAGTTTTCATTTCATCAGAATTAACAACATATTTGCCTTTTTTATCAGATTTTACAGCTCCCATGTCTTCTAAATCTTGTACGTTTACCATTTTGTATTTAGATTCTGTACCTTGATTTAAAGCACTTTTAAATTGCTTTTTATCATTTACATAACCACTAATACCAAAACTAGCATCACTTCCACTTGGTGGATTTTTTTTAGAATATCTAGGTGTTTTACCATATTCTATATCATCACCTTTTTTATTATATCTACCTTTTTCATAACCATCATAGCTATAATTTTCTTGACCTTGCTCTTTTACACCTTTAGCTCTTTCTCTTCTAGCTTGACGTAAACCTTTGTTGGCCATTCTGATATTTTTTCTCTCTTGTCTTCTAGCCTCTCTACTATCTTTATTCATAATAGGATTTATATCACCATAAGGGCCTGGAGGTGGAACTGGCTGGTCTAATTGTTTGTTGGCTATTTGCTGAGCAAACTCTTCACCTTGAAAAAGGTTTTGACCTAGTTCTTGTATTTTTTGATTAGCAAATTTGTTAGGATTGATCATAGCTTTATTTTTTAGCTTCTAATTTTTTAATAACTTCTTTTAGCTTAGCAATCTTTTTGTCAATAGGAGATAATTCTTTTACCTCTACTTTTTTTTCTTTTTTTCCCATGATTATCGGTTTTTATCTTTGTTAACATTATTAATGGATGTAATCATAACTTTATCCATATAGGTTTTACCCTTCATTATTTTGTTTCGATGTGCACTTGTAGGTATATCCTCAGTACCAAGCATAATACGGTACATTCGACTTATTAGTTGTTTACACTTAAAGGAAACTTTATAGATATTATACTTTTGGGTTGTGCGGTTATGTTTTCTCCATACCGTTATCCAACCTTCTTTAAGTAATCTGTTCCAGCGTCTGTTGTCCCAACTATAAGAATATGTACCGATTTTAAAATCTTCTCTAGTGAAAAGATCCATGCAATCGAAGTATATTAGTAATTCAAGGTCTGCATCATTTAAATCATAATTCTTGCAAGCCCACTTTCTGATGATTCTATAATGTTTTAAAAGATTTAATTCCCTAATATCTGTGGGTTCTAGTCTCATAAAACAATAACAACGTTGTCAACTTTAACTACGTTGTAAATTTCATCTTTAACTTCTATTTGATGCGAATTATTTTTATCAAAATAAATCACATCGTTTTCTTTTAAACCACCAGCCTCAGCTCCTGCTGTTACCACGGTTCCTTCAGCATATCTTATATCTTCTCTTTGTTTTTCACCCAAAAGTAAACCACCTTGAGTTTTAGATATACCGGCTTTCGATATTTTAACCACTAAGTTTCTACCTATTGCTTTCATCAATTCTTAAATTATTGATTACACAATCAGTTGACAAAATAGTAGTAGCAACTGAAGCAGCATTGTTTAATGCGCTTTTCGTTACGAGTAAAGGATCAATAATCCCTGACTCAATCATATTTACCATATTTCCTGTAACTACATTTATTCCATCTCCTGTTATACTTGGCATTTCGTATTCTTCTATACCTGCATTGTGTAAGATGGTCTTAAAAGGTGCCTTAATGGCCTCTAGCAACGCTTCTTCAGACTTGTTACTAGTTTCTATATCATTTGCTGCATTTAATAAAGCGATACCACCACCAGGAACTATACCTTGTTTGATAGCGGCTTTAGTTGCACATATAGCATCTTCAACTCTAGCTTGTTTTTCTTGCAACTCAACTTCAGAGTTAGCACCTACTTTTACAATAGCTACTTTAGCAGATAACCTAGCTAATCTTTTTTCTAACTTAACAGTTAACACAGGGTCAGTACATTCAACTAACTCATCTTCCATTTTTTTAATCATAGACTTAACCTCTTCAGTTGTTTCTATTAAATGTAAAACTGTTTCGTT